CAATGTCCTACAACCGAAGCGACCCCAATGGGGGAAGCCGTGGCTTGATGCAAATCAATGGCTATTGGTGCCGAAAGAATAAGTACAACCCATCGGGTTGGCTTCAGGCCAAGGGAATCCTCAGCAACTGCGATGACCTCTACAACCCAGAGGTCAATCTGCGCGCCGGTCTTGCGATGTGGAACTACAGCCAAGAGCGGAACAAGTGTGGCTGGCGCCCATGGGCAACGCGGTGCTAGGGTCCCGTTGATGGAACATGACTTCTCGGTAAGCGTTGGCGGAGTTCGGCTCACCAATCTCACCCGCATCATTGATGTTGTCCTTGACCAATACGAGGAGCGCATCGGACGGGACCTCAACGAACTGGACGTAGATGCTCGCCGTGATGCCGTTCGCTTCCTGTATGGGATTGGCTTCTTTGATATGAGGAACTCGGTGGAGACCTTTTGCTCCCGTGCCAATGTCACGAAGGTGACCGTGTACGCCCACCTCAAACGCGCTATCTACTCAAACTGACCGGATAAATCAAATAGGTCACTCTGGGGGCCAACCCAACAAGGTAAGATTTGCAGGTTATTTCTTTCTTCTTACCTTTGTTCGGGGAGGCGTTATGTGCTTGTTCTTTTATCTGGCTGGTGTTGCGACTGGCTACCTTGCTTGGCGAATGACCTCGGCCCCCAAATTGTGGGACATGGAGGAAGAACGGAACTTCTGGCGCACGCAGTGGAACCTCGTCAAGAACGAAAATGACCTGCTAGCGGGCCGACTTTCAGAAGAATAAGAAATTCCTTGCGTTCGCTGGGCCCCTTCATTAGTATGAGGGTATGAACGAAACTGCTACTACTACCCCGACCCTCAGCACCTCATGGATGGAAAGAGCCATCTGTCGTGGTCGCACCGATATCTTCTTTGCCCCTCTAGCCGAACGCCCACAGGCCCGTGTCCGCAGAGAGGCGCTGGCAAAGGCAATCTGCCGAGCCTGCCCCGTTTCCGGTGAATGCCGTGATTATGGCAGGGAAAACCACGAATATGGGGTTTGGGGTGGAGAAGCAGAACTAGAGCGCCACGATGCTGGGTTCGAACTCTCATCACCGGTCGGACTCCAAACACGCAAACGAAAAGAATCAGAAAAATCTGCCTGAAAGGTTGTCCCATCCCCAAGGGGGCGCTATTCTTCCATCAAGAGATTTATCCAGAAGGAGAAATGTAATGTCACATGGATTAGACAGCACCAAAGATGGCAAGGTCCGGATGGCCTATGCCGACCACGAAGTCCCGTGGCACAGGCTCGGAACCCCGATGAAAGGCCTGCGCACAGCGGAGGAGATGCTCCGTGCCGCCGAAGCCGACTTCACCGTCGTCCTTACCCGAGTTGTCGCCCTAGATGAGTACGGCAAGGTCATCATGACCGAGGATGCCAATGGTGTTGAGATTCCGTTGGAGATTGAGGACAGTCGTGCGACCGTTCGGGTCAATAACGATGGCACATTTGATGCCCTCTCCACAGTCGGGACTCGCTATGTGGTTCAGCAGAACGCTGATTGCCTCGGTCGTGCGCTGGACATTGTGGGCGCAAGTTCTGGCGATGCCGTAGTGGACACCTGTGGCGTACTCAATGGCGGTCGTGAGTTCTTTGCCTCCATTGACCTCGGACAACTCATCATTGACCCTCGTGGAGTGAATGACAAGATTGAGCGCTACCTGCTCGTTCGCAACGGGCACGACGGCAAGACCCCCATTACCTATGCCAACACCTCCATCCGTGCGGTATGTAAGAACACAGTGAATGCTGGCATGAAGTCAGCCCTGCGAGTCTTTACTGCCCGTCATACCCGCAATCAGGACAATGCCATTGAGCACGCACAGGAAGTACTGAACTTCTCAACCGCTTGGGCTGATGAGTTCCGCATTACCGCTGAGAAAATGCTGTCAATTCCTGTTCCCGAAAGTTCTGCTCGCCTTGACTCCGTCATCAATGCCGTATTCCCCAAGCGGAAAGATGAGACAGAGCGCCAACAGAAGAACCGTGAGGACATTGTCGCTTTGGTAAGAGGTTTGTATCCCTCAACCAAGAACGGTGGCGGATACGGTTTCAATGGCTGGGCCGCGTACAACACAATCGCGGAATACCTAGACCACTACCGAGATGCGAAGCCTTCGGAGCGCGCTCAGTCTTCCATGGACCCCAACTCATGGGTGACCAAGAAGAAGCAGGAAGCACAGAATGCCATCCTTTCCCTCGCCTGACGTAAAGTCGTGAGAGAATGGGGGCATGCACACGGCGTGCCCCCACAAAAGGACGTGCTATGGAACCTGATGATTTTGACGCAGAGATGTCCCGTAGCGAACTGATTGAGTTCCTTGGCGACTTTATGTCCCAAAGTACCAATCCCGACATGCTGTACAGAGACCACCTCTGCTCATTGGTCGTTGCCAAGATTTTCACAGACTTCGGACACGAGGGATTATGTGCCCTCATGATGGAGATTGACAGAAAAGCCAATTGGATTTCCGACATTATCTTTGAGCAGGCAGATTTTGATAACGCCATGTTCTCGCTCCACGGGACGTATGACAACCGGATTGTCGACAAGGCCCGTAACTCCGAATCAATCATTGAGTTGAACAAGAAGATTTGGCGTCTTCGCAAGAAGTATGCCCGTTCAATCGTCAACGAAATTATGGTGGAGGAAGAGGACGACGAAACCCCCGAGGCAAGTGAATGAGTTCTCGCTGGATGGAGAAGAACTCATGGGTTCATAAGGTTCCTGATATTTCTCCCGAGGAGCGCTGGAAGAACATCAATGCCCATAAGTGGATTGATGTGAATCTCGCGCAAAAGTTTGGATGCGAGACAATGACCGGGACTGCTGAGTATTGCTCGGAATGTGGGGTTCCGTACATCTCTAATCTTTCGGCATGGCCATGTGAAATCATGAAGACTGGCTGGCGACCAGAGATGGAGACACTCCTTGATGCACGCAATCGAGAGCGCAACCGTCGGCTGAAATGAGCGGAGCCCCCGCCTCCTGGGGGTGAGGAACGGGGGCTCAACGCCATCGTTGACTTCGTGGGGGACGTGCCAACAGGAATAAAACTACTCTTGGTGGTCGCCTCGTGCAACTATTGGTGAATAATTCACAAGCGCTCTTTGCAACTACTAAATATTGAGAAGTTTGAGAATGATGCTAGATGCGTCAACTTCGTCAAACCCCATGTCGCCCTCGGTCGCTTTGCCCACGACGGCTCGCTTCCGCTCGATAAGGGAATAAATCTCCTCATCAATAGTCCCGGAAGTCAACATGTAAGTCGATGTGACTGAACCTTTTTGCCCAATGCGGTGACAACGACTGTATGTCTGGTCAACATCGGCTGGTGTCCACGGAAGTTCAACAAAGAGGACATCTTGAGCGGCAGTCAGCGTATGTCCCGTCTTCGCGGCTTGGATAGAAAGAACTATGACTGGCGCCTTCTCTACGGGCAGTGTCTGAAACTTGTGCTTGGCATCCTCAACATCCTCAACATCCATTCCTCCCTGAATCTTGAGTCCGCCATAACGACTGGCAAGAGAATCCACAATCTCTCTGTGGTGTGCGGCAATGACAACTTTCTTGCCATCAGCAATACGTGAGTCAACCCATTCCTCAACAACTGCCATCTTTGCTTTTGCCGCAATCTTTCTGAGAACACTCATACGCACGAGATGTTCATTGGCTTCCGCTTTGAGGCGAGCCATTACGGTTGCCGCCCCAATAGGGAGACCCAGTTCTTCGGCAATCTGCTTCGCCCTCTCCACAAGGTAAGCAACAATGTCGGCTTCTGCTTTTTTGTACTCTTTCATGATGGCCGGAGTCCCGTCGATGACGACCTCATCGTGAATCACGGGAGGCAACTCGGACATCACTTGGTCTTTCGTGCGACGAATGTAGCAAGTAGCCCTCAACTTGTCGTTGAGTTCCTCCAGATTGGAATGACCCTCGAGGTGCCATTGCCCCCACTTGTCTTGGAACGCATTGCAGTAGCGACGATAGAAGCCCCACAGTCCACCAAACTTGTCCAACTGACCCATGATGTCCAACTGTGGTGCGTATTCTGCTGGGCGGTTGGTAACGGGTGTTCCCGTCAGGCACAGCACAACAGCGTCCTTATTGGACTTGGTCATCTTCTTGGCTGACTTAGTTCGTTGCGCCTCGCGGGACTTGCAGTAGTGCGACTCATCAAAAACGTAGGCATTGTGGTTGCAGAGTTGCTTCTCCCACGCCGTAATGTTGGAGTAACCGACAATAAGCACGTCGTATGTGCCAAACATCGGAATCTCTTTGCGGTTGGTGACCGTCTCAACGATGAGGTCGGGAAAGAACTTGTTGTATTCCTTCTTCCAGTTCAGGACAAGACTTGGTGGGCATACGACAACAGCCGGATAAACGGGACTTGTGTCGTCGTCCCCATACTGTGAGTGAATGTACTC